TAGCAGATGCTCTTGCTCCAGTTGCCGCAACTCTTCCTGCACCTGCTCCTACTCTTGCTAAACCAACCAATAACTGTACTGCCATAGTACTATACTGTTATTCCATATAACATTGGACTCAATTGACGATATGGATCTGCCATATTGACACTAGAAATTTCAGGAACTTCCGTTGCCTGATCACCCATGGAAGGCAATTCTGGTGGTGGCATTTGATTTGTAATTGGAGGTAAATTGACAATATTTACTCCACCACGACCCTTTCTTCTGGAAGAAATCATTTGATATATTTTTTCTGTTCTCTGATTATTCACAACCGTTCCACCAATATTTGGCATGAAAAGTTCTGGTCCTCTTTCGCCCACAAGATATGGTCTTCCTGCGGCAACAGGACCACCTTTTGCTCTTGCTTCTATATCAGTCCCCATAATTGATGGAATCTTTGCCTCATATTCTTGTGTTATTTTTAATTTAGATTCATTTAATGAACCAGCATTTCTACTAGACGCAGATCTTCCCATTTGATTGCCCATTATTTTAGATCTTTCGGATTTTATTTCCTCAGTCATATTTTTACTGAGTTCTTTCAATTTCTTTCTTTTTTCCATAACAGAATCTCGAACCTTAATTTGTTCTTCAGTAATTTCTGGTCTCCCCTCTCTACCTCTTCTTCCTGTTCTAAGTGTTCTACCTTGCTGATCAAGACCAGCATCCCTCAATTTTTGATCCAACTTATCATGTGCATCACTGAATCCTTGAGATCCTGTAAATATTTTTCTTATCTCATTGACTAAAATTTGTCCACCCTTAAATATTAAAACACCCGCACCAATTGCAAGCATTGCTTTTAAGAATAAAGGATTGAAAATTAATCCTTTTAATAGAGGCAATGCTTTCATTAACAATCCAATGATTGTTCCAATTGGTTTAAGTATTCCTGCAATAGTTGATACCACAGGAAGTAATGCAATAGCACCAACTGCAGCAGCTGCCCACTTCCAATTATCTTTAATCCAACTGAACCATCCCTTCACTTTTTCCATATTCTCTGGATCTTTCAACCATTCAAATATGGCATTACCCGCAATACCTATAACCATGGCACCTAAGAAATCCATGATACGTTCAAAGATTCCTTTTACAGGTGCTAAAGTTCCCTCTGCCTTTTCACCTACGGAATCTTTAATTCTCCTTGATGATTTCTCTAATTGACTTTCTTCTGCACTAAGTTTTGCTCTAGATGCACCTCTCTTTTCTCTGTCAAGTTTTGATTTTTCTTCTTTAGATCTGAGTGCAGAAGATCTCATCAATTCTTGTTGAATCTGAACAAGAATTTGATTAGTTTCTACTAAAGATTTTTCTAAATTATCTTGATCACTACCAGGTAATTTTTTCCCTATATTACTTTTTTGTGTCTTTAATATATCCTTTATTTTAGTGATTTTTTCAGTATTTAATGTAAGTTTCTTTTCTAATTCTGAAAACTTTTTCTCTAATGTACCAATGCGGATTACCGCTTTTCTAACATGACCTGCTAATTTACTTACTGTTCCATGAATATTGTCCATGGAACCTTTTAATCCACCATCTTTTCCAAAAACTGCAGATGAGACAGTTTGAACGTTTAATTTTGGTGTCGTACTTGATGGTAGATTTAAATTAGATTCCACTTTGCTGTGCTTTCAGGTTTTCTTCTTCAATATACTGTTGGAGAAGAGCAAGATAAACTTCTCTTTCCCAAGGAATCATATTTTCTATCTCTGTTAATGAATATTTATGATGCTGAATCAAAGCAAAATTTATCTTGTAGTATGACTCAAGATTGGTATGAGCCATACCTAACTGAAAAAACTTGCCAGTCCCTCAAGAACAACTTCAGACTCAACACCTGTATTAGGATTCTTGACTACAATAGTATGAGAAAGTTTTGGCATTGTGGTAAAGAACTTTTCAATTTCCTTGAACTGTTTTGTATTCAACTGCTCAATAAATTCATCAAGTTCTTTCTTTGAATAATCAGATGCTTCCCAACTTTCCTCTGCATTATAAATCATTTCAATACAAGATGTGATCATAGAAAGTGATTGACCGACCTCACTAGTTCCATCCGCAGTTTCAAAATTATTTTCTACAAACTGCTCCAATGAAGGATAACGAAGTTTCATCGAAAGATCATTATCGAGTTTGATAATATTCTTATGCCCTTTGGTCTTTTGAACTTTAATCGTATCAATATCGATAGACATTTCTACTTGTGTTTCTTCATCATCTGGACAAGTCACATTAACTTCTACACTTTCACCAACAGATTTGGCACGAACATTCAAGAACAAATATTCAATATCAAAAGTTGCAAGAGATTCTACTTTTACATCATTAGAAATAATGCAATCGGAAAGAATTTGAACGATGGCATTGGTAATCTCGTTCATATCTTCAGATTCCATTGCCATAATTAGAATCTTTTCTTCTCTCACAAGAAAAGGTCTATATTTAATTTTCTTTCCTGTAGAGGGAATCACCAACTCATAAGTTGGCGTATTAATCTTGGGTAATGGCATAGTATGCGATACAATTCAGGTATGATTATTTAGAGGGTTACTTAAAGATTACTTATACCCAATAATTCTGCCACGTTTATTGTATATGGGAACTTTTGTTGGTGTAATAGTAGGAATTTCAAGAGGTGCATTAGGATCTCCACCCAAAGCTGTAATTCCTGCATTTACTTGCTGAGGAGTAAGTTGTTGTGTTGCTGCTGCTGGTGCTGCTGGTGCTGCTGGTGCTGCTGGTGATGAAGATAATGAATTATTCTTTTGTAAGTTGTTTAAAGCTTGCTCAGCACTGATGAAAGTTCTATTCTCTCCTCTAGTTGCATCGGGATCAAATTCTTCTGATCGAGATCCCGGTATGAATGAACCTTTTGGATTTACCACATAACGATCATAATTGAAACTGACACTCACTCTTAAGATATCTGCCTGCCCATATGAAACAGGAACTGCAGTCACTAATTTAGGAAAAGCATTGATAAACAAATAATCTATTCTTGATTTGAAATCTCTTTCAAACTTAGTGATTGACATCGTTTGACACTTATATTTGTCAGGATATCTCATTCTACGATAATAATTTCCTTGCAATTGATTAATGTTACTGCCACTACCAATGTAATCAATCCAACCTTCAAAAAATCTCAAATTATTGTAGTCATGATCAACATAAAATGTAAAATCAATATCAGTATATAATCTCGTATGAGCAAATTCTTGGGGAATTCCCATAAAATTATCCTTTACTTCTGCAGTCGCAAGAGAACTTCCGGGTAATGATGCTTCCGAACACAGAAGACCAGAATTACGAGAAATAAAATCAGTATTAACACCAAATCCCTTTATATGATCCAATAACTCTTTATCAACAGTTGTAAGAATAGAAAAATTAACAAGATAATGATTAGTTTGGGATAAATTGCCAAATATTTTTTTTACGTCTGAAGCATATTTCTCACCTCTACCCAATATAGATTCTGGTTTTGGTATTGCCACTCTAAATACCTATAGGACTACTTTATTATTAGTTATTTAGATGTCATATAAAGGTAAATTTCAACCTTCTTATCCAAAAAAATACAAAGGTGATCCAACAAATATAATCTATCGTTCTCTCTGGGAGCGAAGATTTATGATTTATTGTGATACTAATGAGAAAATCTTAGAATGGGGAAGTGAAGAAATCATTGTTCCTTATCGTTCTCCTGTTGATAATCGATACCACAGATACTTTCCAGATTTCTATATCAAGGTAAAGGATAAGAATGGTAAGATTAAAAAAATGATTATTGAGATTAAACCATATAAGCAATGTATAGAACCCAAAGTCCAAAAAAGAAAGACAAAGGGTTATATCTATGAAGTCGTTGAATATGCCAAAAATCAGGCAAAGTGGGAAGCGGCAAAAGAATGGTGTTTAGATCGTGGTTATGAGTTTAAGGTTCTTACAGAAAACGAACTCGGTATTAAGTAATGCCAAGAAAAACTCTAAAACAGAGAAGAAACCCAACAGACGATAATGAGAATCGTGTGCGTGGAGTAGTTGATAATTTAATCGGAACAGAAGATGCTGATGATATTATGGAAAGTTTGATTGGAGTTTTGTCTGAAGGTGGAAAGATTCCAACTGCAGGAAAATATTACACTTTCTTTTATAATGCCAAAACACCAGGAATACAATATGATCAGTATCCTCTCGTAGGTGTGACTGAAGTATTCTCTTGGGGATTTCGTGGAATCAATTTTCACTGGAGTGATAGAAGACAATATGATTATAATCAAATGTTCAGTGGACTCTATGAAATCTACCCAGAAGAGATGTCTGATGTTATAGAACTTGCTTTTGCTAATGTACGATCTAAATAGTTAGAAAAAGATAAATGGCAGATAAAAAAGTTTATCGATATCCTTATACATTGATAGCAGAGTCTACAGATTATCTGCAGATTGATATCGTAGAATATGTTCCTATATTGTCTAATACTGGAAGTTTTGCTGGAAGACCAGGAACTAGAAGAGTCAATAATGGAACAAAGAGACTCGAAACTATATTACTTCCAATTCCATCAAATATTCAGGATGGAAATGCCACAAAGTTTGGTGATTCTAGTTTGAATAGTATCGCTGGTGCCGCACTTGGTGGTATTAAAGATAT